CTAATTCTTTAGTAAGGGTTCTGATGAAAGCAGAGGAATCTGTTAAACCCGGAGATACGGAAGAAATAGGAATACAAAGAGTAAAAAGAAGATTTTTTGGTCCTGAAGGAAAGCCCGAACAGGGTTTATACCATAAAATGCTTAATGACGCTAAATTAAATAAAAATAATATTTGTCAACTAGTTTTTGGAAAAGCAGGTCAACAAAAATTAGTTTTTGGAAAAGCTAGAGGAGGATTAGCGGATGGGGGTTGTGGAGCTGAAATGAAACAAGCTTTGGATACTCAACCCGAAGAAGTTATAAATAAAGTTTCTAAACAATCAGTTAAACCTGGTGAAAGCACTCAACTTAGAACTATGGCTAGACAAATTTTATCCAAACTCCCTAAAGGCGGAAGACTCGGAGCAATACTCGCAGGAGCGGGAGCCGTGGGCCTTGGAGCAGGGGCCATGATGTCTGATGCAGAGGCAGAAGAAGCACGTGAAGATGAAACTATGTTGTACAATGCAACAGAAGGAAGATTTGTTAAGCCAGATGGAGAACCAGAAGATCAAATGGGAATATTAAATTGGATTGCAGACAATCCAGTTAAATCAAGTTTAGCAGCAATGCCTATGGGCTATGGCTTAGGATTAGGAGCTAATAAACTTGGAGCTGCAAAAGCTGCTTCTTATTTAACAAGTTGGAAAGCTATGATTCCAGCAATGATGGTTCCAGAAAAAATTATGGAATTTAGAGAAGGAGATTCATTAGGAGAAATGGCAACAAACCCATGGAATGCGTTATGGGCAGTTGGAATTGATAGTAATGCTTCAGCACTTAAAAAAGGTCAATATTATATTGATCTGTTACCTGAAGGTCATGTTTTAAAAAAACAATTTGCTAATGCAAAAGGCGCAGAAAAAATAAGATTAGGGCAACAAGCATTTAATAAAACAGGTGCTGATGTATTTGGCACAGATTTCTGGAAATCAGGAAAAAAAATGCAAAGACTTGGAAAATCAATTATGTCTCCAAGTTCAAAAGGAACAGATTTAGTATTTAATAAAAGATTACAACCTATGATTAAAAAACTTGCTGAAACAGCAGGTTCACCATTTGCTCAACGTGTAGCTAAACAAGGACTTGGTACTTTAGCTAAACGAGCAGCATTAGGAATTGGAGCTGCCGCATTATTACCATTAGCAGGAGCTGGTGCAGCTGTCACAGGAGGATTGACTGCTGCTTTACTTGGAGCTGATTATATTAGAGAACAATTTAGTGATTACAATACAGGTAAAGCTAAAATTGATATGATGAGAATGAAAGGACAAATTTCAGAACAAGACGCTAGAAACTATGAATCTTTATTACTTCAAGAAAATCTTTTACCATTTGGTTTAGGTAATAGATTATTTGGAGATGAAGAAATGATGATTAAAGGTCAAGTATTAGATCCTGATAATCAAAGAGCTGTTGCTGCCGGTATGGAAGAAGAAATTGACCGAATTAAACAATCAGACCAAAAATCAAGATCTAAATGGAGAAGACAAGAATGGTTTGATCCAGAATTAGATTTAGATATTAATATATTTAATGAAGGTGGCCGTGTAGGTTTTTCTGAAGGTGGAATGGGACGTAGAACATTTTTAAAATGGTTAGTAGGAATGGCAGCGGGAACTTATGGTGCTATTAAAGGAAAGTGGAAACCGGGCGCTAAAAAAGTAGTCGAAGAAGTAGCCAAAGAAACTTTAACTACAACTAACCCTGATATGTGGGTACCACGTTTAATTGCTAAAATTAAAGCTGAAGGAAAATTAATAGAAATGGCTGATAGAAAATATGTTAATGGAGATATTTATGAAATTCTAATTAACGGAAAAAAAGTTAGAATGGAAGATAACCCAATGTCAGGGAACACTTTAATTGATTGGGAAGCTCCAGATTATGATAGTACAATGAAAAGAACAATTGAATTTCAAAAAGGACAGATGATAGAAGATGGAGCATTAGCGGGTCGAACGGAAAAAGATGTTGTTAACTTTGTTGAACCTGATAGAACTACTCCATATCGAGATGACTACTCGGATTTTGATTGGGTCAATGATTCTGATGAAGTATTAGATAGTATGCAAAAATGGATAGGTGTTGAGGATGTCAACCCCCAACCTACAGGGCCCGCAACTGGATCTAATTGGGAACATGACTATAATAAAGGTGGAGTAGTAGAAACAGGGGATATTGCAAGACGCCCAGGAGAAGTACCTCCTTTATCAGGGCCTACACCGCATGGTGAAGGCATTGTAGGGTTGTTTTCTCAACCAAAACAAGTTAGAATAGGATAAATAGGAATATTATGGCAGAAATAGACAAAGCCCTTCCAAATGTGAAGGAAAAAGTTCATATTGAATCTCCCGAAGAAACTTTGGTTGAAACTCAAGAACAAATTCAAGAAACAGCTCCTGGTGAACCAGAAATGATTGAGAATGAAGATGGGAGTGTTGATGTAGAATTTGAACCTCGTGCAGTTAATCAAGCTGATGGAGAAGATCACAGTTCTAATGTAGCTGATCTTTTACCTGACGAAGTTTTAGGAAGATTAGGTTCAAAACTTTTTCAAGAATATGAGGACTATAAAAATTCAAGAAAAGATTGGGAAGACACTTATGTCACTGGTCTTGATCTATTAGGATTTAAATATCAACAACGAAGTGAACCTTTTCAAGGAGCTTCAGGTGCAACTCACCCAGTTTTAGCAGAAGCAGTCACACAATTTCAAGCAACAGCTTATAAAGAATTATTACCACCAGATGGTCCAGTAAGAACTCAAATTTTAGGAATGTCTTCTAGAGAAAAAGAAGATCAATCAATGAGAGTAAAAGATTACATGAATTATCAAATCATGAATGAAATGCCTGAGTATGAAGCAGAGTTTGATCAAATGTTATTTTATTTACCACTTGCAGGTTCTTCTTTTAAAAAAGTTTATTATGATGATATGCTTGGAAGAGCTGTATCAAAATTTGTACAAGCAGATGACTTAATCGTTCCGTATTCTGCTACCTCATTAGAAGATGCGGAATGTGTAGTTCAAAGAATGTACATGTCACATAATGAAATTAGAAAATCACAAGTGTCTGGTTTTTATTCAGATATAGAATTAGGTAGTCCTGCTATTCAACCTGACAGAGTTCATGAAGAAGAGAGAAAATTAGAAGGACAGAAAAAAAGTTATAGTAACTTTGTAGATCAAACTTACACGGTTTTAGAATTTCATGCTAATTTAGACTTAGAAGGATTTGAAGATATTGGTGAAGATGGAGAACCTACAGGAATTAAATTACCTTACATTGTTACAATGGAAGCGGGTGGCCGAAACATTTTAGCTATTCGTAGAAATTGGCAACCAGAAGATCCACTTAAACAAAAAATCCAATACTTTGTCCACTTTAAATTTCTGCCAGGGCTAGGTTTTTATGGATTTGGATTAATCCACATGATTGGCGGTTTGAGTAGAACTGCAACAGTTGCTCTCCGTCAATTATTGGATGCGGGAACTTTATCTAATTTACCAGCTGGATTTAAAATGAGAGGAATTAGAGTTAGAGATGATGCAGCGCCATTACAACCAGGAGAATTTAGAGATGTAGATGCTCCAGGTGGAAATTTAAAAGATGCATTCTATCCTCTTCCTTACAAGGAACCTTCTCAAACATTATTACAATTAATGGGAGTTGTGGTTCAAGCAGGACAAAGATTTGCTTCAATTGCAGATTTACAAGTAGGTGAAGGAAATCAACAAGCTGCAGTAGGAACTACAGTTGCATTACTTGAAAGAGGAACAAGAGTAATGAGTGCAATTCACAAAAGATTATATAATTCTTTAAAAAATGAATTTAAATTGTTGTCTGGAATTTTTTCTCAATACCTTCCACAAGAATATCCTTATGATGTTGTAGGAGGTCAAAGAATGATTAAGCAAGCAGATTTTGATGATAGAATTGATATTATCCCTGTAGCAGATCCAAATATATTTTCTATGACTCAAAGAATTCAATTAGCTCAAACAGAACTACAATTAGCAATGGCTAATCCTCAAATGCATAATATGTATGAATCGTATAGAAATATGTATGAAGCATTAGGTATTAAAAAAATAGATCAATTATTGCCACCTCCTCCGCCCCCTCAACCTAAAGATCCGGCTATGGAGCATATTGATGCAATGAGTATGAAACCTTTTCAAGCTTATCCTAAGCAAGATCATAGAGCGCATATTACTGCTCACATGAATTTTATGGCTACTAACTTTGTTAGAAACAATCCACCTATTATGGCGTCTTTAGAAAAAAACATTATGGAACATATTTCTTTAATGGCTCAAGAACATGTAGAATTAGAATTTGCACAACAAATTATGCAAATCAAACAGATGCAGGGCCAAGGAATGCAAGGACAAGAAGCTCAACAACAAATGCAACAATTAAACCTTCAAATGGAAGCTAGAAAAGCAGTATTAATAGCTGAATACACAGAAGAGTTTATGAGTATGGAAAAACGAATTACTTCCATGTTAGATAGTGACCCATTAGTTAAGTTAAAAGCTCAAGAATTAGATCTTAAAGCTATGGAAAACTTTAGGAAGAAACAAGAAACTGACGCTAGAATTAACCTCGATAATGCTAAATTAATGCAGAATAGAGAGCTCACAGAAGAAAAAATGGAGCAAAATGAGGATTTAGCTGAATTAAGAGCTGAAACTTCATTGGTTAAACAAGAAATGGCTAATGAACAAAAAAGATATTCAGATGCCATGAAAAGAAAAGACGTAAAGACCTTGAAAGGTCCTCGCGAATAGTATAACAATTAGTTAGGAGAAAAAATATGAGAAATGATTTTGGAACAAGACCTTACGCTACAAGATTTGGCGGCGACAGAGATGCTTATAAAAAAGGTGGATCTGTTAAGAAGAAAAGACAGGGCTACAAAGATAGAGAAGATGAATCTCTAGGTATGAGAACTGGAAAAGAATCTTCTAAGAAGCAATCTATGAAAGCTCGTAGAAACGAATCTTATGGAAAATGGGGCAAAAGAAAATCCGGCAAAATTAATAAGTAGGAGATTTAATGGCTTGGAAAGACAAGTTACGTAACCCGTCAACTGCGGGCCGTGCAATGATGAACGTTGGTGGAATGCAACGTTATGATCAATCGCATGGATACTATACACCTGACATGAGCATGCGTGGTGGTGCTATGTATAATAAAGGTGGAAGAGTAGGACTTAAAAAAGGTGGCGATAGTAATTGGATTCAAAAAGCAACTGCTTCTATTAAAAAAAGAGGAACTAAAGGAAAGTGTACTCCAATAACTAAACCAGGGTGCACAGGTCGAGCTAAAGCGTTAGCAAAGACTTTTAAGAAAATGGCTAAGAAAAGGAAATCATAATGAGTGAATGGATTAAGAAAAAAATTAAAAAAGGAGATGAAAAATCTTCTAATTGGATTACTAAAAAAGAAAAACCTACACAGTGGATTACTAAAAAAGAAAAATCTTCATGGATTAAAAAAAAGAAAAGAACTGATGATTCAGGTGAACCAAGACCACCTAATAAATGGATTCAAAAAAAAGAAAAACCTACACAGTGGATTAAAAGAAAAGAAAAATCTCATGGTGGCGGAATTGGAGCGCAAA